AAAAGGGCTGGTGAAGTTAAGCAGCGATGACGACAGCGACAGTGAAGCCCTTGCAGCGACACCGAAAGCCGTTAAAAAAGTCAAAGACCTGACGAAACTGAAAGCTCCGCTGGACAGTCCTGAGCTGACGGGAACGCCAACCACTCCTACGCCACCACTGACCGTTAACAACCAACAAATTGTTAATGCTGAGTTTGTTCACGCAGCTGTTGCCGCGCTGGTTGGCTCATCTCCGGAAGCTTTGGACACCCTGGCTGAGTTAGCTAATGCCTTAAACAATGATCCGAACTTTGCAACTACGGTGCTTAATGCGTTATCGGGTAAACAGCCTTTAGACGGTACGCTGACGAATCTGAGCGGAAAGGATGTTCCCGGGCTTATCCAATACCTTGGTTTAGTGGAAACGATAAAACTTGCTGCCGGAGCGCTGCCAACAACAGGAGGTAATTTACTTGGGCAGCTTGCTTTTTTGTTTCCAGCGACCAGAGCGGAAGCCAACTGCCTAATAGCGAACGGTGACGCTAACGGTATTCTGGCTTGCCAGTATGGTTATTATCAGGACAGATTTGACCTTCATTTTTATGACGAAAAAGGTGCATGGGAATCAAATCCATTAGCCATAGGGCGTAATGGAAATATGACAGTCGTTGGTAATTTGTCGGGGCGTGCTGTTTTTGAAGGTGGCGTACGGGTTTATTCACCAAATAATCCCCCTCCTGACTCCTACCCTGTAGGTGCGCCAATTCCCTGGCCTTCAGACACGCCACCTGCTCGCCATGCGATTATGCAGGGACAATCATTTGATAAGTCTGCCTATCCACTACTGGCTGTAGCTTATCCATCAGGCGTCATCCCTGATATGAGAGGGCAGACGATAAAGGGCAAACCTGATGGTCGTGCTGTATTGTCGCAAGAACTTGATGGTATTAAGTCACACGACCATGGTGCGACGGTCGCAGCTACCGACCTCGGAAACCGTGACACCACCGGATTTGATTACGGAAATAAAGAAACAACAGGTTTTGATTACGGTACAAAAACAACCGATGTTCAGGGTGCTCACGCGCACAATTACTCATTCCTGGCATGGCAAGCAGGTTGGGGATATCCAGCCGGAAACCAAAACATGGGGGCTGTCACGCAAACGACCTCCACTGACGGCGCTCATGCACACAACGTTTATATAGGTGCACATAGTCATATTGTTGGCATTGGGGCACATGCCCACTCTGTCTATATTGGCGCGCACAGCCACGGTGTGACTGTTTCTCCGTCAGGTCATGCTGAAAACACCGTAAAAAATACCGCATTTAACTATATTGTGAGACTTGCATAATGACTTTTAAAATGACTAACACCAATCGCACGATTACTATTTATAACCTGTCATCTTCTACTAATGAATTTATTGGTAAAGGTGATGGATATATTCCAGCAAACACAGGATTACCTGCCTACAGTACTGATATTGCACCGCCAACTACAAAGGATGGATTTGTCGCTGTATTTAATTTTGATTCAGGTAAATGGTCACTCGTCGAAGACCATCGTGGGAAAGTTGTCTACGATATTCACACAGGGGAATCCACCACAATTAACCAGTTAGGTAAGTTGCCTGATGATGTCGTTTCTGTTGCTCCTGAAGGCCATTTTGTTAAATGGGACGGTAAAAAGTGGGTGCATGATGCTGACTCAGAAAAAATAGCGCAGATTACGCAGGCGACACAACAAAAAGAAAGCCTACTGGCTCTGGCCGCCTCAAAAATCGCTCCCTTACAGGACGCAGTTGATCTTGATATTGCAACAGAAGCGGAAGCGGCACTTTTACTGGCATGGAAAAAATACCGTGTTTTACTTAACCGAATAAATCCAAATGATACACCTGATATTAACTGGCCTGAGCAACCTGCAGAACGAAGTATAAGTGGTTAAATCATAGTTGAATGGTGGGGCTTAGGGATGCTAAATCCTTCAGAAAGCAGCCAAAAGTAGGCTGCATATTGTTTATACTTTGGTTCGATCAGATCTAAGCTGATATTTAATCTTCTTTATGAGGCAGTATTCTCGAATAAATAACAAATTAATTCTCTTGCTAAATTTTTGTGTGCCAGAGAATGGGGTAACTGCCTTTTTTATATAATGGATTTGTTCTTCGTTAAAGGAGCAATAACCATTGATTTTTGTGCTTATTCTTTTGGCTAGACTATATGTCTGATGAACAGAGGGTGCTATAGTCTCAATTTCGCTCTTGCCTTTTCTATTAAGTAATTCATTGAAAACTCCCATGGCACATATTATATCATCGATATCTTTTTTTCGAGGTGCGTTAGTTATACTATTTTTTCGTACTCGATATAAAACAAGAGTATCGGTCATACGTTTGATTTTTTTTGATAGAAGATATGTTTTGGGTATTAATGCTATATCTTCGTAATGTCTGCCAACTGGAAATCTTAACGTATTAAATATAAATCTTTTGTAAACTCTTGCCCATGGGAACCATTCATTTTTTAAAAATGTTTCACGAAGATTACTTATTGAATCTATTGTCAAAGTCTCGTTTGTAGATACGATTGACACTTCTGTTACTTTTTCCTTGTTGTCGTCATAAAATCTATTCGCATTAAACTCAATTAAATCAATATCATTAAGCTTTAGCGTTGGGTTGATCTTTTCCCAGAATGTTGAATCCCAAAGATCATCACCATCTAAAAATGCTAAATACTTACCTGAACATACATCAATACCTGTATTTCTGGCTGCAGACACCCCTTGGTTTGTTTGGGTTATTAATTTAATCGATTTGTTTTTATTTTCACTTATGAATAATTCTATTTCTTTAAGGGAATTATCCGTCGACCCATCATTAATCACAATGATCTCAACGCTATCATCTATTTGTGATGATACAGATTGCAAACATTCATAAATGTAATCTTGGCAGTTGTAGCAGGGGATTATGACGCTTAACAAGAAAGGGGTATCCATTAAATGCATCCTTGAGTTAAAAAATTAATCCAATTTAAACTTCTTACGAGGCTGATGACCTTCTTCGGCTTTTTATTTTACCATGCTGGAGTAGGAAATCATCGTGTAATTGCATACAGTCCAAGAGGATTTCCAGTAACAACGGGCTGTTCTTGTCCAGTATGGCGACTTAATATGTTTAATCTGAAACCAGCCACATATCCGCCTCTTCAAACATTTCCTGAACAGTACGGCTTATCTGCTCCTTCTCATGCTTGCTGGCGTCAGTGTTGATCGCCGGCAGTGTCATCATCGGTTTAACCCGAACATCAGCATCGGGAAGATCCGGTGAACCCTCTTAGTCAATTCTCCCAGAATGATATCTTTTGCTCCGGGCAAACCATCAAAATTCCTTTTGTCATAAACGAGTTCCACGAACATTTCTTGTAGCCTCTTTACTGTATGGATATGCAGTGTTTATGCTGTGTTTTTATCCGGTATTCAAGAGGGGTTAATTGATGCCACGACCCAGCGATATTGAAATGGCCTGGCATGCTTCGATACAGCAAGAACCTAATGGCCGGAAGACCGTCACCACACAGCGGTTTGTCCAGGAACTGAGCAAGGTTAACTGGAACTGGACGATGAAGCAGGCTAACGAATGGATCGAGTGGTATGTGACAACATTCCGCGATGTATCAACGTATCAACGCAGGAAGGGGAGAACCGTACCTTTCAGCTTTTCAATCCAAACGGAGGACTATAGCCATGGGCTTCCTTTCACCTGCCAGTGATTACGTTGAAACAAGGATTTCCCTCGATCAACAGCTAATCAGCCAGCCCGCAGCGACTTATTTCATGCGGGCATCGCGTTCACATTTCAGGGAAGGGATAATCCAGGGGGCACTACTTGTTGTGGACGCGTCGCTTTCAGCCTGTGATGGCTCGCTGCTGATATGCGCGATAGATGGGGAATTCAGGATCAAGCGATACCGAACTCACCCTCAGCCCCACCTGATAAATCTGGATAACGGGAGAAGAGAAGTGCTGCCAGAAGACGGTGATGGCTACAATTCTTCACACGCAATATTTGGTGTTATCACGTACATCATTAATGATGCCAGGAACGCGGAGTTTGATGACTGCCCAGTGATGTGAATAGCTGAAACTTTACGGTAAAGTCGATGTTTTGTGTCGGGGTTTTTCCCCAATTATTCCCCGTTGCTTCCCCGTTCATAAAACAGGCATAAAAAAACCAGCCGTAACAGGCTGGTTCTTCGAGGATTTTTGGTCGGCACGAGAGGATTTGAACCTCCGACCCCCGACACCCCATGACGGCGCGTACACATTCGTAATGATCTGGTAGTAAAGCCAGATCTCGCCGTAAAGGTTTAAAAGACGTTTCCAGTTTTCCAGACTCGCTCAGCTTCGACCCTACCTAACTGTTTTTAATGCCTCCCATCACCGATATCCATCCCTTGCCATGTCATTATCTTCCCGACAATAATAAGGTACCGGCATACCGGTCTGATAAGCTGAAGCGACAATATCCCCGGCGTGACCGTAAACTTATATTATTTCTGGCAGGAGCCTCACTTGAAATACAAATGGCATTTATTCTGGGCAATCATCATTCTTTGCGTCATTGGAACCGGGGGGCTTGCCGCGATTGCGTATACCAGTCTCCCCCCTTCAGGCAGTAGTGTATTTATTGAAGTTACGAAAACCGTCTCCCTGTGTCTAGGTGGACTCGGTGTCATACTGCCGCTGTATATAAATGCTACAAATGCAGTGGAAAGCCGGATGGCAGAAAAAATCGAGAATACGTTTTGCCTGATTGAAAAATGGGATGACCCTCATCTGTTCTCGGCCAGAAAATTGACTCGGGAAATAAAAGAAGCTAGGTCATCATTAAGTGATGACGATCTGGTCAAAAGAATCAAAGAAGATGAGGAGCTCAAACAGTCGGTTATCCTGGTCTCAAACTATTTTGAACAGGTCCGTTTCTCTGTGGTGAATAACCGTATTGATGTCGTTCAGTTCAGATCAGTTCTGGGGCCAGTAATCACGGACATTATCACGCGTTTTGAACCTTATTTTAAATTGTTCGGAAATCTATATATGGATGATTTAAGGCAACTCAAAACGCTGATGAAGGGCTGATGCACTAACCCCACATCCGGCGCACAGCTTCCCGACATTATCTGTATATCATGGTTTCATTGTCGAAAGCATGTTTATCCTTCTGGGGTGGCAAACAGAATTTGGCTACCTGAACGGAGGTGATATGCTCACCTCCGTTAAATATAGGTGTTCCAATGAAAAAATGAAATGAATGACTATATTTTGCTCATAGCAGACGCTTACATCAATTATGGCTAAAAGGCTGGCATGAGGGTATGTTGACAGGCCACGGTGAAAGAAAAGTGGGTCGTTGTCTGTGGTCGCATTGAGCCTGGAGAATGAGCGGAAACATAAAAGCCCGCATATAAGCGGGCTTTTATGTCACTCGGGAGCCGCGGCTCCTTAGCGTATCCTTTTTTGTCTCCTCACCGTCTGGTCGGTGTCTTGCTGATACTGCTAACTTCATGTTTTTGCTAGTGCCGTCCTGGCACTGTCCAATCATGATTGGTGGGCTGGCGGGAGTTGAATCCACGGTTTTGTCAGAGTTATGAGCGATTTAGTTCATTACTTCGACGGCCGTCTGCGCCAAAGCGGACATATTATTACTAATGTAAATCAACCAACCGGGGACAGATCACCTGGCCTTGCTATTTTTACAATGCGCTATGAATAGCTGTAACAAGCTCTTCAACAGAAACATTTTGTAAGCTTAGTGAAACTGCATTTTTACTCTGCATAATTAATGAATTATCTAGAGGAATTGATGTACCAAAAATTGCCACAAGGTCTTTTGCTGGCACATCACTCATCTGGATTGAGTAGTTTTGGGTTAAATCGAGGTCAAGGGTTGCACCATTGGCGCACATGGTGCGGCAAGGACCATTCGGTTCATAATAGATAGCAATACACCCGTTTGGACAAGATATAGAACAAGATGGATGGCCAGGAGCAGTACAAGTTGTCATTGTTGTTTCCTCATTAAGTGATGGTTCTTCTTTCAAGGTTAAGTTGAGAGAGTCGGGAGCTCAGCTAAAATAACTGTCTGAAAAGATATTAACGACCTCTTTTATATATTCAAGAGGTAGCAAGTATTGTTGAATTTATTGTTTTTACACCCCCCCCTCGCTCATTAAAAACCTTATGAGTGAAATCCAAAAAAAGTAACGTCATATCAAAACTCATGGTTCAGGAATGGAATGCTTTTCCATCAGAATAGGGGGGTGAAGTTCTTATCTCTTACTAAATAAGACTCGGAAAAGTCTCATGGTTTAATTATGCAAGCCAAAGATAAAAGTTTGTATCCCTTTAATTAAATTGCCTATAGAGATTGATAATCTTCAAGCATTATTTACGGCTAGCTCATATGTTTTAATATAACCCTTCGTGATGAATTTTCATCACACCTATTAATGAAAAATTATTTTCACGATAGTACTATAAGGTGATTGAGCGTAGCGGCTAACAATTAGCTGTATCATTCCTTATTTAGGTACTTGTCTGAGCATTACTCTTTAATAAGGTGGGGTTTTACAACAATTTTTCTATAATGCATTCAAGGGATGCGGCCTCGTGGCAAAGCTGATTTAGAAGTTAATGTCCGCGCCTCTCGCATAGCGGTCTCAGCGAATATAAAAACTTCACCATCGAGGTTTGCCAATAGCGGTAGCGTGTTGCATGTGCTGGCGTGAAAAACTTGGATTCTTGGCGAAAACTCTACCCCAAAACTAAAATCAAAATTTATATAATCAACGAGTTGTAAAAGGTAACTACTAGCGGTTTTTGAAAGTAAAAAGTATAATAATTTCCATTTTATCAAATGGTTACTATGATTTTAGCAATGTTATGCTGCGTCATATTGGCTGGATTAACTGTGAGCCCTGATTTTTCACATTCCCAACGGCACGTGTCACGGCGTGCCATATAAATTTATCAGCCGGCATGGAACCGTCGGTCGCAATTTCCGCAGCTTCTTTCCCTCCAATGTCCTGCCTCATCCACTCGCGAGCAGCATCTGGTGACAGTACCAACGGTCGCCTGTCGTGAATATCTACCAGTCCTTTATCGGCAGCAGCCGTCACTATCAGAAAACCTTCTGCTTCATCTCCACGTTCAAATGGTGTGCTGCCAATTGCCGCCATGAATATTGGCTGACCATCGGCTTGATGAATGAAGTAGGGTTGCTTCTTGTCACCTACCTTTTTCCACTCAAACCAGCCATCAGCAAAGCAAATTGCGCGACCATGTTGCCAGAGTGGTTTAAACATTCTGCTGTTAGCCGCAGTTTCAGAGCGTGCGTTAATTAGCGGTGGTTTATCCCACCACCCGGGGGCGTATCCCCAGATAACTGGATCAAGATGAAGTTTCTCGTCACGTTCGCTCAGCAGCAGAACTTTGGTGCCTGGCGCCACGTTGAATCGCCCGATCGGTTCAGGGTCATATGGGATATCACGTTCAGCTTCTTCAGCGAGCAGGGCGAGATAGTCCTCACGTGTCATTGACTGTGAAAAGCGTCCACACATAGAAACCTCCAGCCAACTGTCAGACTGAAAGTATAGGATATTGAGTAGAACGATAGGATTTGAAGCTCCACACCACCAATATTCCATTATGGCTTTTAGCTTCTCGAGGTTGCTAAATGGCAGATAGACCACTACCCATTTTTACTTTTTTGGGGGCAAATTTGGGGGCAAAAATTAGCTTGGGGCATGATTTGGGGCGATGAAATGACTCATATTGCCCGCAATTGTCTAAGATGGTTTTGTATTAACTAATTGATTTTATGATAATTAACTGTATTTGCTAATTTTACAAAATCAATTTTATAGTCTAACGCTGATTATGTGGCTGTGGGGATAAACATTTAATAAACCGGGGGAAGGGATAATGTAGCGGGCGATAAAAAGCCGGAATCGCTTACGCTTATCCGGCTTCTGTTCAGCATCTGGGGAGTTGCTGATTACTTCAGTTCATCAACCATGGCGATGGCGCGACCAATATAATTGGCAGGCGTCATTGCTTTCAGGCGAGTTTTCTCTTCTTCCGGCAGTGCCAGACCATCGATAAACTGCTTCATACCTTCGGCGTCAACGCGCTTGCCACGGGTCAGTTCTTTCAACTTCTCGTACGGCTTCTCAATACCGTAGCGACGCATCACGGTCTGAATCGGCTCTGCCAGAACTTCCCAGTTATGATCCAGTTCATCCAGCAGATGATCGCGGTTCACTTCCAGTTTGCTAACCCCCTTCAACGTAGACTGATAGGCGATCAACGCATAGCCGATACCCACACCCAGGTTACGCAGAACGGTAGAATCAGTCAGATCACGCTGCCAGCGGGAAACCGGCAGTTTACTCGCCAGGTGCTGCAGAACCGCGTTAGACAGGCCCAGGTTACCCTCAGAGTTTTCGAAATCGATAGGGTTCACTTTGTGTGGCATGGTCGAAGAACCGATTTCACCCGCGATAGTTTTCTGTTTGAAATGGTTCAGTGCCACGTAGCCCCAGACATCACGGTCAAAGTCGATCAGGATGGTGTTGAAACGGGCGATGCAGTCGAACAGCTCGGCAATGTAGTCGTGCGGCTCAATCTGCGTGGTGTACGGGTTCCACTGGATGCCCAGCGAGGTGACAAATTCTTCGCTGAACTGATGCCAGTCAACTTCCGGGTAAGCGGCGATATGGGCGTTATAGTTACCGACTGCACCGTTGATCTTACCAAGAATTTCAACCTGATTGAGTTGGCGATACTGACGCTCCATACGGTAGGCCACGTTAGCCATTTCTTTGCCCAGCGTAGACGGGGTGGCTGGCTGACCATGGGTACGGGAGAGCAGAGGAATATCGCGGTACTGTACAGACAGATCTTTCACCGCGTCGATAAGCTGGCGCCAGTACGGCAGAACCACTTCGTCGCGTGCGGTTTTCAGCATCAGCGCGTGAGACAGGTTGTTGATGTCTTCTGAGGTACACGCAAAGTGGATAAATTCGGAAACGGCGTGCAGTTCCGGGATATCCGCTACTTTCTCCTTCAGGAAATACTCAACTGCCTTCACATCATGGTTGGTCGTACGTTCAATGGTTTTGATACGCGCAGCATCTTCTTCATTGAAGTTAGCGACGATCGCATCAAGGAAACCGATTGCGTCGGCAGCAAAAGCAGGAACTTCCTTGATCGCTGCGTGCGCGGCCAGTTTTTGCAGCCAGCGTACTTCAACCTGTACGCGGAATTTCAGCAAACCGTATTCGCTGAAAATCCCGCGCAGCGCGCTGACTTTATCGCCGTAGCGTCCATCGACAGGGGAAACGGCGGTCAGTGAGGA